ATGGCATCATGGCGCTTGCGGGTATCGGAGGCGCCATCGGCGGTGACGCTGGCGACCTCCTGGGATCTGGTCGAACAACTCGGGCAGCATGGACGCATCGCCGATGGCACCGATGCGGGAGGTCCAGCGCAACGAATGCCGGGACCGGGGCTGGGATATCCGCGCCGCACGGATCGCGCTGGAGATCCCGAAGCTCGGGAGGGGCAGCTGCCTCTCCGGGTTTCTGGAACCGCCGGACGGCGGAGAAGGCCCTTGAGGCCATCGTCGAGGAAGCTTGCGTCCACGTCGTCTCGACGCGGGCGGTCGAAGTTGTCGGGATCGTGTCCGAGAAACGCTGCAGCCAGATCCGCTCTGAGCAGCCAACCAGCGGGGCCTGCCGGCGTATTGAAGGGGCTTCTTTCGCATCGCGGGCAGCTCCGGTCCCGCGCGGTCGAACTGCCGTGCGGAGCGGGAAGTGGACGCGCTCGCCCGGGGACGGAAACCGTGACTCCGTCTCGGGGCTGCGAAGGGGTGACGCGGGTGGGCCAGAAAAAATCCGAAGCCACGCCCCACGGGGATGAGCCTGCCGCACGGCCTCAAAAAATCCCCGGCGTTGAGTGGTACCGACTCCCCGGCTCGAACGGGGGACCCCCAGATCCACAATCTTGCATGTATATAAATAAAACAAAGACTTAGCAAACCAGACCGCCTAACTTGGCATCAATAAAAACAATAGCTTATGAACCCGTCCGACGCTCCCGCCGGACGGGTTGCTCATTTCTGGACGATCTCGGCTATGGCGATAAGCTGGCCGACGCATTGCTCGCGGCCGCGCTTTTCGGCCGCGGCGGCGTCGATCAACTCTCCCTCGTCGCGCGGGCTAGGGCCCGTCCAGCCAGCCGGCGCGGTCAGTAGATCCGGCGGAACATAGGCGGCACCCCGCGGCAGATCAGGGCCACAGGCGGCGAGCAGCACGGCCAAGATGATCGGAAAGAGGCGCATCGCGGCCCTCCATAGATTGTAGATCGCGGGTGAGATTGCCCCAGCGCGCGCGCTCCTCCTCGAGCCGGGTGATGTAGGCGCGGTGGACAGCATCGGCCTCGGCCCGCTGAGCGAGCTGGGCACGGGCGGCGGCCAGATCAGTGGCGAGCGCGGCCGCCCGCTGATGGTAGTACCAGGCGAGGCCGCCCAGCCCCAGCGCCGCAATGAGCGGAGCCACAACGACCAGCCGCAGCACGACCCCGAGGACCGAAGCCATACCCGTGAGCGCGGCCGCGGTGAGATCGCGGATCATCGCAGTCCCCGAAGGCAGATCACCTGCGCCTCCTTGCGGCGGTTGAGGAGCCCTGGCACGAAGCTGCCGCCGCTCTTCGACCAAGAAGGCAAGAGGTTGCAGAAGTCCCGCCACCGGCCATCGCGCAGGGCGGCGCTGGTGTTCTTCGCGCGCAAGATCGAGCCGAGACCGGCGTTGTATTCAAGATCCACGGCCATGGCTGCCACCTCCGGCGGCGCGCTGGCGAGGCGCGGGAATGCCGCGACCACGCGGGCGTAGCCCTGCCCCACGCGCGCCTCGTGCATCTCCATGCATTCCGTCATGGTGTAAGGCCGCATCTCGACGGCGGTCTCGCCCGTGCAGACTGTCCAGACTTTGCCAAAGCGGTCCCAATAGGGCGTGAGGACGGTCCCCTCCCACTTCACGCCGAACGGCACCGCGATGGCGAGGGCCGCCGCCGCAGCCGCGGCAACGATCCCCTTACGCGCCATCGGTCTCATCCTCCTCGGGCTTCGCCAGGCTCTGCTGGAACAGCACCCGCGCGAGGATGGCGGCGGCGGCCAGGAGGCCGGTCCCGGCGCTGTAGAGCGCGGGCGACACGTCGAGGCTATCGGGCGAGAAGAATGCCGCCGCTGTCTCGAGCCCGCTCAGGACGACGACGCCGCCCATGAGCCAGACCGACCAAGCCGAGCTCAGCACCTTCCGCCAGTTTCCGATCAGTTTCATGATCCGCCTTTCCCTACGATGCCCGATGGAGGAGGGCTTTGATGTCGGCCCTCAGTTCGCGGAGCTGCTCGCTCTGCTCCTGGTGCTTTTCGGCGATGAGGCGGTTGGTCGCCTCGCGGGCTTCACGCTGCGCATGGAGATCCTCCTCGCGCTGCCGCCACAGCCGACGGATCTCGGCGGCATTGCCGTGCCCCATGTTCTCGAGGCGCACGGCCCATACGATGAGCCCCCCGATGAAGGTGAAGAGGCCGGCCACCATCCCCCACCATTCTTTCAAAACGTCCAAAGCATCGTCCTCTGCTTGTGATTGCGCGCGTCCGGACGTCGTGTTCGGGCCGTCGCAGGAGGGCAGGCGCTGGCGCGCCTGCCGGTTATTTGGCGCGGGGCTTGGAGCGCGTGGTCGGCTTCCGAAGCGCCGGAGCGGCCGCGGCCACCGGCTCGGGGGGCGCGTTGTCCGGAACCGTCGGGCTGGCTTCCTGCAGCTCCGGGGAGGGCGCAGTCGTCGGGAGCGGCGCGCAGGTCCGTCGGATCCCGTTAAGCAGGGGCTCGACTTCCCTGAACGGCCGCTCGGCCAGGTAGTTGGCGATGTCGTTCAGAAGGAAGCTGGGGATCTGATGCATTTGGGGTTGCTGCATTACTCTTTCCTTTTGGATGTTGGTGGATGAGGTCGCATGGCTGGGCCAGCTCTCGGCCATCACGAAATGACCGCGAGCTTGCGGAGCGTGCCGCTGGCGTCCTTGATGCTGATGTAGCCGGTAATCGCCGCGTCTGCGTTGGCAGTGAGCGTCCCGAACCGCACGAGGCCACTCCCCTTCGGAACAAGGGCCACATCGACGTTTGCCTGCACGCCAACGCCCCTGATTTCGGGCTCGCCGGACGATGCGGACGCGGCCAGCGACAGGTATTTCGAGGCGTTGTGCGGGCCCTTGTTGAAGAACGCGACGACCTGGCCGGTAGCGTTCTCCAAGGAGAGACCTGAGTTGTTGAAGTCCAGCTTCATGGCGTTCGCCGCGGTCTGCGAGGATACTTGGATCTGCGCCACCTCATCGGTGCCGTCCCACCAGCTAAGGTTCTGGTTGCGCGCCATAAGAACGGCACGCATCTTTCCATCGCCCCAAGCCTTGAGCACGTCGGATCGGAACACGATGCCAGACATGAACTGCGATCCGGTGCCCTCAAGGCGAAGCGCCCATGAGACCGGCGCCAGATAGTCCGAGAGCGTGTTGACCACACCGGAGCCGATGGTTCCGCCGTGCGCCGTGCCATACGGGATATTGCCGAACGGCGTCAGTGGAGGCGGATCTCCTGCGGCCTGATCGTAGTTCGCGATCTGGAACTCGAACAGCGTCGTGCTGTCGATCACCTTTCCGGCTTGCGGGATGTGGTGCGCCTCCAGATACCCGGCCCACGCGCGCGCCGTCAGGCCGGGGTTCAGGCCGTCGTTGCGAACGATGCCGGTAACGCCGAACACACTGCGGCTCGCGGCGTGGGCCGGGTTGATCCTCGCGGCCCCGACGAGTGCAAGCCCAAACTCAGTCGCGCTGACCGTGCGACCGTTGCTTTCCATCCAAGTCTTGGTATCGCCGCCCGCCGTCTCTAGCGATAGCCACGACCACGTGGAGCCGGGAGTGCCAACGGTGGTGGCCGAGGACGCCGCAGCATCACCGATCAGCACGCGGTCGTTGAAGCGATGCACGCGGGCGGTGGGGGCAAAGAACGTGTTCCCCTTGCGGGATCCGGTGGTATGGGCCCAAGCGCCATCAGCGGCAGGATCCCGGGCGATGAAGAGTTCTGGGCTAGCGGTGTGCTGCGCCACCGTCACCGTGTCATCCCACGCGTAGTCACCGGCCCACGCGGCATCGATGCGGCGCATTACGCCCAAGGGCACCGCAGCGACCATGGCTGCCCTGTCGCCGCTACGGACGCCATTCAGCAGGGTTGTTTCTGCAGCCTCCGCTGCCGTGCCGGCGGCAGAGGCCGAGCCGGCCGCCGCGCTAGCGTATCCGGCTACCGCGGCTGCCGACGTGTACGCCGCGATTGCGTAGCCCTGTGCATTGGAGATCTCGTCAATGGTCGGACCGGCGATGGGCTGGCCCGTCGCGTCGAAGATCAGTGCGCAACCCGCGGCCGCAAGGAAGGGCTTGATTGCTCCCGGCAGGCGCAGGGACCGGGCCAGCTGGTCCCGCATCTCCTGTTGCGCCATGATGATGGTGTCGAGCTGCGCCTCGAGCCCCTTCTCCCGCTCGCCCAGCACGCCGGCCCAGCCCTGCTCGCTCAGGGTCTCCCGCTCGATCACGAGCTTCATGCCGGCGTAGGTCGTGGCCGCCGCCTCGGTGAGATAGAGATTGCCGGACGTCGTGGTGGAGCTGGGCGTCAACGACCAGTAGGACGGATCAAGCGGCTGGACGAGGCCGGCAATCCCGATGCCGACCTGGACGGACCCGGCCGTGTAGGGCCAGTCAATGCCGTAGGGGCCGATCCCGGAAATGGTGTAGGTGGCGCTGGGGGTGGCGGTATCGATCGTCATCGCTGCTGGCCTCTGGGTGCTGGGTCTGGCGGCAAGCGATGGGGCGGTTGGTCTGAGCTCGGCCGGTAGGCAGCCGGTCGAGCTGGCGGCGGGCGGTCACGGCCCGCCTCCGAGTGCGTTTGCGAAGTCGGGCAGCCTCCAGGATCCGGAGGTCCCGCGCTGCGGCACCCACGGTTGGGTGCCATAGTCCTTCGCCATCTTCTTCATCCGGCGGCGGAAGAGCACCTCGGCCTCGGGATCCAGGAATGCCTGCAGCTCGTCGGCGACGAGACGGCTGTAGGCGGTGCGGGCATACCAGGCCGACGACAGGAAGGGCGTGTTGCGGCGCACGAGGGCCGCCACGTCGCGCCCGACAAGGGTGTCCTCGCCCTGCACGGCGCGGGTGATGTTGCTGGCAACCGGCTTCAGCAGATCGCCGGCGGCACCCACGACCGGGCCAGCGATGGTCTCGGCCAGGCCGCCACCGACACGGCTGGTCTCGGCCGAGAAGAAGTCCCCAAAGATCCCAAGGCCGCCGCCCTGGAAGAGGGCGGCCAGCCAGAACTTGTTCTCGTCCATCGGCCGCGGGTCGTTCCCCTTCGCCAGCTCCTTCAGCTGGATGGCCATGGCGCCCGTTACCAGCAGCAGGGTCGAGACCTTGGCGGCATATTTCGCCTTGTCCCACGGGGTGGGCAGCGAGGCGAAGCGCCGATACTGGTTCAGCATGAGGGACAGGCTGAAGCTCTTGTAGCTCATGCTCGAGCGCATCAGCTCGCCCGCGACGCTGCCGGGTGCGGCCGTGCCCTGCAGGAGCGCACGGCCCTCGATCGACGCCGTAGGGATGGCGAACTCGAGCTCCTCGAGGATCGCGGCCTGCAGGCGCATCGCGAGCCCCTCGGCCTCCACATGCGGGATCCTGTTCTGCGCGTGCAGCCAGTAGATCGGCGAGACGAAGTCGGCGCCGCCCGGCTCACGGAAGCGGAAGGCGGGGTCGCGCAACAGATCCCAATCGGCGGCCGTGATGCCCCGCCGCTCGAAAAGCTGGCGGAGCGGCGCATCGATATCGGCGAAGGTGCGCCCGGCGTTCTCGGCCATGTAGCCCGAGAACTCCATCTGCCATGCCAGCTTGCGCATGTCGGTGACGAAGCTCAGGCCGGTCGCGCGCAGAGTGAACCCGGCCATGCGTGCCGGGATGCCGGTGCCGAAGAGCTGCCCGAAATAGCGCGAGGCGCCTCCGCCAGCATCGGCAAGCGCGCCGGCCACATAGCCCATCCGGGCCGCCGTCTCGCGCGTGGCCTGGCTCGCCATCAACTGGACGGACCGACCGAGGACGGATGTGGCGCTGAGGCCGACAGAATGCGCGGCCGCCGTCATCGTCGCGACGTCCGATACCGACGACAGGACGGCCGAGCCGAGCTGGATCGACGTCAGCACCGCCCGGGTGCCCGAGAAAAAGGCGGCCCATCCGGCGCGGTCCGGCACGTTGGCCGAGCCGTCCAGATGCATCAACATGGCCTTCGCGACCTTGCTCTGGGTGTCCACGCGCGCCTCGAGCTTCTGGTTCCCGATCGTCGCCGCGCGCTTTTTCGCGACCTGGGCGGCATACTCGAGACCAGCCTTCGGACTGGGGCCAAGCACGCGCATCAGGGCCACGTCGCGCGCAAGGCCGTGCAGCCCGTTCATCATGGCCGAGAACGGGTCCGATGCGCCGAAGGCCTTGTTGTATTCGATCCAGTCGGAGCCGCTGCGGAAATGCAGCAGGCGCCGCTCCGCGCGCTGATTGGCGAGGGCCTTGCCGCCCACGGCCAAGCTCGGATCCCGGTCATCCCAGCCGCGGGTCACGATGCCTTCGTAGACGTCCTTCAGGAACCGGCCGCTGACCGCGCGGGGCGGGACCTGCCCGGGCGCGGCGAAGGGCTGGCCGGTGTTGAAGTCCACGATCCGGTCCCACGCCAAGCGCTGCTCGATCTCGGCGGCCCACGCCTCGAACCCAGCCTGCCGCATGGCGCCGGCATCGTGGCTGTGAGGCACGCCGTAGTCGGCGATCTCGCCGATATCGCCGCCGTAGGAGTTGAAGGCGCGGCGCATGCGCTGCTGAACAGTCCGGACGGCATCGGCCATCGCCTTGGCCTGAGCATTGCCCGAGGCCTCGGCATGCAGCTCACGGATCAGATCGCGCAACAGGACCGGGTTGCGGCTCGAGCCGATGACATTCAGCCCCACCGTCTCGAGCGTATCGCGCAGGCCCGCGTTGATCGACGCCTCATAGGCTTCGCTGATCGACCGCACGCTTTCGCCGGTGTAGCCCGAGCCGTCGGAGTGCTCGAGCAGGTTGCGCAGCGCCACGGCCGGGTCCGGCGCCTGCTCGATCTGCGCACGCAGCCGGCGCATCGCCTGCAGCTGGTTGACCACCTTATGGAGGCGGCTGGTCTTGGCCTTCCGGAAGGCTTCCTTCAGATCCGCTGCGGCACGGGCGGCGGCTTCGGCCGGTCCCATCATGGTCTCGTATCGTGCCCGAAGTTGGTCGAACTGGCCCTGAAGGGCAACGCCTCGCGTCCTGTCGATCTCGCCGAAGTCCATCGCGCGCTGCAGGCAATCGTGCAGGTTCATGCGGCACCTCCTATGGCACAAGCCTGAAGGACGGCATCGGCCTGCGCGTCCGCGTCCAGATCATCCAGCAGCTCGGCCGCGCTGCGCGTGGTGCCGTCCGGCATCTCGATTTCCATGTCCCCCAGTTCAGAACGAGCGGCGGCGATGGCATCGACGACCTCACGATCTGCCATCGCCTTGCCGGCATCGGCAACCTGATCGGGCGCTTCTTTAGACGGCGGTCTAACGTCGGCGCCGCCCAGCTCCTCGAGCGCGGCGACATCGGCCGCCACGGCCTCGGGGTCTGCCGCATCGTCGAAGCCCCGCGCAGGCAGCTCGATCGGCTGCGCCGGCACTGCCCGCCGCGGCGCCCCCAGATCCTCGGGAAGCTCACCGAAGGCCTTGCGATCGATCGCCAGCAGGATCTCGCGCGGGCCCGGGGCCTCGAAGAGAGTCGCCGTGCCGCCGGCCTTGCGGGCGTCATCGGCGAAGCGGGTCAGGAAGCTCGCCACTTCGTCGGCCGAGGCCGCGCGGCCGTTCTTCCAGAACTTCCGGACGAGGGCCGCGGTGAGAGGCGCGACGGCACCGTCCAACAGGTCGATCTCGTCCAGGAGCTCCTCGAGCGCGCGGGCGATCGGCAGTCCCTCGCGGCTTGCCAAATCGCGCGCGGCACCGATCAGGCGCATGGCGTCCAGAACATAGGGGCCGATGTCCATTTCGGGACGGATGCGGCCAGCCTCGATATCGGCGCGCAGCGCAGCCCATGCCGGCGCCGCCCTGTCGAGCGCCTCGAGCAAGCTCTTCAGCTCGCCGGCATCGGTCTCCGTGAACCGGGCGAGGATCTCGGGATCGGGCCATGCCCGAGCAAAGAGGGCCTCGCGCAGGCGGCGCTGACCCTCCTTGTTCAGCATCCCGCTGCTGCCGAACATGGCATTGCGCGCGGACCGCGGCAGGCCCGCCAGGGCCGAGCGAACGAACTCGCCATTCGCGTCGGCCGTCAGCGCCTGCAACGGGTCGAAGCGCGCCAGCACCTCGGGCGTCATGGCGCGGCTCGATGCCCGGGCCACCTCGGTCGGCGTCATCGCCGCCACGCCGCTGTCCTGTGCCTCGATCGCGAAGCGACTGCGATCGGCAGGGGAAAGCTCTGTCTGCCGACGGGCGATCAGCACCGGCTGCCGCATTCCGGCCGGGATCTGGAAACCGGCCGCCTCGATCTGCTGGCGATAGGCCAGAGCGCGGTCGGGGTGCCGCTCATAGGCCCGCGCGATGGCCGCCGTCCGGCCATTGCCGCTCTCGATCACGCCATCCGGCCCGACGATCGGAGCGCCACGGTCGGCCGTGGGCGAAGGCATCAGCTGGGCGGGGTCAAGGCGCGCGGCCGTATCGGCGATCCAGGCGTCCGAAGCCACACGGCTCCGGTCCCGCGGCTGCAGGCCGCCGGTGGCGCGGCTCAGGCTGGACAGTTCCACCACCTCGTAGCCCACGTCGATCCGGAAGGCGTCGCCGGCGGTCACTTGACCGCTGCCGGTATATCCGCGCGAGGTGGCGAAGCTCGGCGCATCGCCGCCCACGTCGGGCGTGTAGCTCTCCCGCGGGCCGCGGTAGCCCACCCAAGCACCAGTGCCTTGGGTGCGGTAGATCCACTGGCCGAGACGCTCCTGCAGGGCCTTCGTCATCAGCTCGTCGCCCTGCAGGCCAAGGGCGCGCTTGGCGTCGCGCAGGGTTGAGCCGACAATCTGATAGGCGCCCATGGGCGTGGCCACGCGGCCGATCTTGCTCTTCACCCATTGCGCATAGCGGCCGCGCGGATCGGAAAAGGCGATCGCCTGGTCAACGGTCATCTGGGTCAGACGCACCCGGAAGAACTCGCCACCCTTCCTGTTCGAGAAGCCGAAGAGTGCGTCATAGTCACCGCTGCTCTCGCCCGCGAATATCCCGTTGCGGATCTGCCCCCAGCCTTCGGGCGCATCGGGCGCAATGGGTGGCAACCCGCCAGGTGCAGCCAGGACGTCCCCCAGCGTGCCGGGCTCCGGCGTCGTCGCGGCCGGCTTCACCACCTCCTGGACGGTGCGGTCGCCGCGCAGTGCAGCCTCCGCCTCCTCAATCGCGACCGTGGCGTCCAGATCGTCGGCGCCCAAGGCTCGAGCCGTGTCGATGCCGGCGCGACGGCTGCGCAGATGGCTGATCCCGCGGCCGATGCCGATGACGCCGGCGGCGAGGCCGCCGCCCAGAACGGCACCCGCGCCGATCCGCATGAGGGGGTCGGGCTCCGGCAGGCCCAGCTCCTTCGCCACCTGGTATTCGCGGGGCAGCACGGCGGCCTCGCCGAGGCCTCCCATGACCGCTTCGCCCAGGATCGTCTTCCATGCCGACCCGGTCACGCCGAAGGGCGCCATCATCAGGCTGGTCTGGTCGGTCATGGCGCGAGCTCCGGCGCCGACGAACTCGGCGATGAGGCCGCCCGGCTGGTCGAGGATTGCCTGCGCCTCGTCCATTTCCGCGCGGCGCTCCGCGTCGATCCGCTGGTCGAAGAGATCCCGCGAAAGGGGAAGCCCCGCGAAGCTCTCGGGCGCGGTCTGCGCGGCGGTTGCCGCCTCGCCCAGCACCATGTCCTCGAAGTCCGTCCAGTTGTTCTCATAGTCCCAGCGCTGGTCGGCGATGCGCTGTTTCGCGTCGGGCGTCAGCCGGTCGTAGATCTCCGAGGCCAGCGCCTGGCGCTTCTTCTGGCTGTAGGACCAGGCGTCGGTCCGGATCGTCTCGGCCTTCCATCCGGCACCCATCACGTCCCAGCTGTCCGCGTCCAGGTCAGGCGGGACGGGCAGGCCCGTTTCCGGCGGGGGCAGCTCGTCCGTCATCGACCGGCCTCGCGGATCAGGTCAGGCAGCCGGAAGCGCCAGGCGCGGCCCGCGGGGTCGCCATCGACGGGCACCGCATAGGTGCGGCCGTTCTGGCTGTAGACGAACTCGTAGATCTCGCTCTCGCCCACGCGGCGCAGCTGAAGGGTCTGAAACCGCGCCCGGGGGTTCTGCCCCAGCGCCGGCACGCTGCCGTCGCCGCTGGCGGCCCGGAAGGCCCGGAGCAGATCCGGGGCCGCTGCCCCGCCCGAGCTGTCCCAGCCCTGTTCGGTGCGCCGCTGGCCGCGCAGGTGGCGATCGAGGTTTCCGAGCGCGGACTCGACGTCATCGGCGCCCACGCCGGGCGGCAGGCTTACATAGGCGTCGCGGATCTCCTGGACGCCCCCGATCGTCATGCGGCCGTTCTGGTCGGGCGTGGCGCCGGCCACGCGCTGCACGGCGGTTGTGAACCGCTCGACGGCATCGTCATCGTCCAGAAAGCTCAGGGCACTGTCGGCGCCGTCCAGCGTCTCGGGCGCGCTGTTGGCATAGAGTGCGCCCGCCGCCTCGAGGAGCTCGGCCTTCTGCGCCGGCGAGGCGTCGAAAGCTCCTTGGGTGACCTGGTCGAAAACCATCCGCATGTTGCCGGCCGTGGGCATGTTCACCGTGCCGAGCTTCTGGCGCTGCTGGCCGGTGAGGATCTCGGTCGCCAGCCCGTCCGAGCCGGTCTGGCCGATGGTGCGCACCGCGCGCCGAAACACAGGATCCGCGCCGATGGCGGCGGTGACGCGCGGCAGGCCCGCGCCACTGGTAACATTCCAGATGGAGCGCGCCAGAGCCACCTTGGGCTCGACGGGCGCTTTCGGGTCCACCACCGTTTTCAGCTGAGCCGCCTCATCGGCATCGACGATGGCCGCGGCCCGGGTGTATCCCTCCTGCGTGACCGCACCATCGAGCGCCAGCCGCGACCGCATGGCGGCCTCGAATGGCGCGGGGTCAGCCGGGTCGAACTCGGGCACCCGACCGACCGGCAGGCCGGCCTTGCGCGCCGTCTCAACGGGCTGGCTGTTCCACCGTTCCGCGGCGCTGTCGCGCCACTGGCGCAGCACCTGCAGGCGCTCGACCTGATACTTGTAAGTCTTCGGCCGCTTCTCCTCGAGGGCGATCTGGGCGTCCAGCTGCGGCACGGTCATCTGCCGGATGGACGGCAGCTCGTTCCGCAGCTGCTGGGCCGCCGCAGCTGCGCCGAAGTCCGCGTTGGCCTGCACCTCGGGATCGGCCAGGAAGGCCTCATCCGTGACGGCGTTCCCCTGAAGCATCAGGTCCGTCATCTCCTTGAGCCGCTTCGAGATAGCCGCGGTGCGCTCCCGCGTGGCGATCTCGGCCGTCTTCTGAGCCGCGGCTGTCCGCCGGTCGATCTCTGCTTGCGCGACCGCACGGCGACTGGCCAACGTCTCTCCACCGAGCGCATCGTACTCGCCGGCATCAGCCGCAGCGAGGAACGCCGCCGGATCGTCCGATATCTGCCGGGTCGCACGGGCCGACGCGACGTCGGAGCGCAGCGCCAGCCTCTCTTTCGCCGCATCCTCCGGAGTGATGATGCCTGCGGCCAACCGCTGCTGGATCCGTCCATCGGCCTGCTCAAGATAGGCGCTAAGCGTGTCAGGATCTGCCGTTGCCGCTTCGGTCGTGATCCGCGCCCGCGTAGTGACCCAGTCCGCCTCTCGCTGGGACTGGCGCAGGCCAATGGATCGGTTCCCGATCGCCAGCGCGTGCCGGTCACCCAGTTCCTGCAGCGACAGCTCGAGGCCCTGACGCAGGTTGGGGTCGATGTCGTCAGTGATGTAGCGCGACTTGACGTCCGCCACGGCCCGATCCCATGCCGGCCCCATGCTGTCCGGGTCGGATGTCTGCTCGATCTGCTGGCGGGCCTGCCCGAGGTCGCGCGTCATGTCGAGCTGGATCTGCTGGCCCTGGCGCTGCAGCTGCTCGCGACGGATCTCGATCCCCTTCTGCAGCATGCGCTCGCCAAGCTGGCTCAGCGCCTGCCCGGTCTGTGGCGCCTCGATGCGGACGCTCGCACTTCGTCCTGCGATCGTGCCGGCTTTCGGGACCGTCAGGCTCATTTCAGCATCCCGGGCCAAACATCCGGCGCCGCCGTCAGGTAGTAGCCCGCGGCCGAGGTCACACCCGAAAGGAGGCTGCCCACCCCGCGCGCCTGCACGGCCTGACGCTCGGCCGAAAGCTCCACCTGCCGCGCCTGCGCGCCCGCCCTGGTGGCTTGGGACTGGAAGCTCATCTCCTGCGCAGCCGACCGACCGAGGCTGATCGCCGTCGCGCTGTCGAGCGAGACGCCGCGGGCGGCCAGTTCGGCGCGCTGTGTGGCGATCTGGCTCATCACCTCCCGTCGCTCGCGCTGATCCTGAACGGCCGCCAGCTGCCGCTCGGTCTGCATCTGCGTCGCGATGGCGTCGGCCTGGGCGCCGGCCGCCTGCATGCCCTGAATGCCCGACAGGAGCGATCCGCCGATCGCCGTGATCGCGCCGATGGTGGACAGCGCAGATCCCGCCGTGGCCGCGCCGGCCGCGGCGCCGGCCGCTGTCGCCCCGGCCGCCGCCGTCCCACCCATGCCAACCGCTGCAAAGATCGCCGGGTGACACATCAGCTGCCAGCCTCCTGAACGGGTGGAACAAGCGCGGTCACCGTCAGCGGCGCACCGCCGTGAGGCCGGATACGGACGGCCAGCTCCTTCGCATGGCCAGTGGGTGCCGCCACCGATGCCACCCCGGTGAAGGCCTGCGTCAGCACGCCCGCCACCTGCCGCGGCACCAGCGATACCGGCGCTGAAACACGCTCGGGCTGGCCAAAATCGCGCTCGACCACCTCGGCGTAGGCCTGCGCCGTGCGGTGGAGCCCGACAGCCATGCCCGAATGCAGACGCTTGCGCCGCCCCATGCTGTTGCCATCCGGCGCTGCCGCCTGCACATCCAGCGTCTCAATGAAGTGGGTGCTGTCGAAGAGCCCGATGCAGGCTCGCCCGACGGCGATGGGCAGTGTGACGGTTCCGTCCTCCGGCACGACGAACGGCCCGAATTCTCCCTGCTCAGTCCATGCTTGAACGGCGGACCCGGCCAAGTGGGGCACCGCGAAGGATGCGGCCGCGGGATCCGGCGTGAAGATGCTGGCGGCGTAGTAGTGGCAGGCTTCGGCGATGGGCTGCGCCCCGGTCAGGACGCCGTAACCGATCGCCAGCTCCTCGATCATCCGCACCGTCTGGCCGTCGATCTCGCGCAGAACCGCCATGGTCAGGATGTCGGATCCGCCTCCTGCCGCCGGATAGACGGCCAACGCATCCACGAAGCCGCCCGCCACCGGCACCGGCGCCCAGCCGAGCACTTCCTCATCCGGATCATAGACCATGGCGACCAGCTCCCCGGTACCCAGCCGCAGCCACGCGGTGGGTTCCGGGGCCGCCTGCCAGACAATCTGCTCGAAGCCCGCGCCGCCAACATGTTGCGCGGTGCGCGACAGAACCCGGGACACCGGGCGATCCTGATCCAGCGAATAGACCATCTCGAGCACCCGCTTCCGGTCACGACTGATGAAGATCGGGTTGCCCGAAGGGGTGATCGGCTTGGCGGTGCTTGAGCCGACGCCGCTGTCCAGGCCGAAGACGGCATTCTTCGGACCGATAACCGAACTGCGCGTCTCCGACCGGGTGCTGTACTCTTCACCCAGGGCGAAGATGTGCAGGCCCGCGGCACCCCTTTGCAGATTGATGATGCGGTTGACCGACGTGCTGCCCGCCACGGTGTAGGCGAAGGACTGGTCATCCTCGGTTCCATCGAGGAAGTCCTGGAAATCGCCCACGGCCGAGAACCAGACGGTTCGCGGTTCGCTGGGCGTCGCGGCCGCAGCCAGTCTCTGCTCGTAAATCTCGACGGTGGAGGGATAGCCGTAGCGTTTGGACCAGGCGCCTTCAGACCAGCGGTAGGTCGGCACGCCAATGCACCCGGTCGGGATGGTCCGCGTCACGGCCGCCCGGGCTTGGGTCGGGCTGAGGATCTGGGTGATCCGCACAATGCCGACATCATCGGAAATGAACCGCCACACGGTGGGATCGCTGTCCACCATGTAGTCGCCTTCCGTGTGGATCGGCGGGGTGGAGCCGGCTTTGGTGCCTTGGACGAGCAGGTAGGTATTTGCGCCATAGCGGCGCAGCACGTCGGCTGGCGGCTCGGTCTCGAAACCGACGAGGGGGCCGCCCCAAGTTTCGGAGCCGTACTCCTCGTCGGCGGTCCATGCCGGGACCGACGTGTTGTCCTTCGGCCGAAGCTGCATAAGGCTGCCCACATGATCGGCGGTAAAGAACGCGGCGGAGGCCGTCAGCGTGATGGTGCCTTTGGCCGCCGACGCGGTGAGCGTGATGGCCTCATCGGTGTTCTGGACCCTGAACGGCCCCTTTCTCAAGGCCTGGGCGCCAATGGTCCAGTTGTCGAGTGCAAGCCGCGCGAGACGCTGCATCGGTTGGCGGCCGTCCACCATGTAGACCACGTCCGCCGACTGCACCCAGGAGAGCGAGGACAGCGAGGTCTCGTCGAACGGCGTCACCAGCTCGTAGGGCGCACCGCCGCTCATCACCAGCGCACCATAGCGCCAGACGCGCATGCGGCCCGGCGTGAACTCGAGGATGCAGCTGTCGTTGGCCGCAAAGGAGAAGGGCACCAGGACGCAGCGGGCATCGCCGCGGGTCCGGCCACGGTAGATCGTTCCCGGCGCGCGGGTGACGCCGCCCTGCGCCAGCGGCAGGAAGCCTTGGCATTTCGCAAGGCCAGTCTGAAACCGCTGGTAATCGAAGCGCCGGTGCAGCAGCGGGTCCAGCTCGCCCGAACTGAAGGCAACCTGCGGGGGGCTCGTCCTTGTCACCGCAGCGCCTCCGCCACCCAGTCGCCCTCGTCGTCCAGCCCATCGTAGCGCATTTCGCTGGCAGCCCGAGCCGAGCTGCGCATGGCGGTCTTCAGCAGATCCTCGGCCTCGGCGCGCAGGGCATCGATCTTCGACTGGGCGCCAAGCCAGCGGGGTCCCATCAGGCTCGCGAGCTTCGCCGCCACGGCCAACTGGAACTCGGCCGGCAGGCGCGCCTCGGTTTCGATCGTACCGGTGTAGCGCACGCGCAAGGGCGCGGCGTCCGATGCCCTCAACCCCTCGCGGTCAATGTGCCAAATCGTGTCGGCATCGCCCACCTCGCGCACCTTCACCAGGTCACCGGGCAGGGTGTAGAGGTTTGGCATCTCGTCGTCGGTTGCGACGGTCGCGGCCGGCACCGCCGCGGGGAGCCGCACCAGCACGGATGCAAATTCCCAGTCCGCCTGCTCGAGGCAAGCCCGGAGGGCGATCGGATACATCTCGGCCATGGCCGCTGCCAGCTCGGATCCATCGCCGAAGGAGCTGATGGGCGCGACCTCCATGTAGCGGCAGGCCTGCGCGGCGATGATCGAGGTGGCAATGGGCGTGGTCATGTGTCGGGTTCCTTCTGGTTGGCGGGGCCGATGCCGCCCCCGCCGCTCTCAGGCACGCCGCTCAGTGGTAGCGGTAGTGCAGCTCGCCCTTCAGCGTGCCGGCGCCGGTCGCGGCGGCGGAGGCATGGGCATAGAGCGAGATCACGTTGTTCTCGGGCGCGGCCGAGAGGCCGAGGGCCTGCCAGGCCGGCAGACCGTGCTTGGCATCGCCGAAGGCCACGGGCTGGTAGACGTTGCCCGCGGACTTCGCGACCGTGCCGAGGGCGTCGATGTCGGACTTTGTGCCGATGTTGACGGTTGCGAAGCCCCAGTTCTGAACCTGGAAGGCGGTGCGGCTGTCGATGATGGCGTCGGCCGGGATGTCCACCAGGTGATACATCGAGCCGGAGCTGTCGGTCGCGAGGTTGGCGACGGCGAACGCGGCGCAGATCTGCCGCCCGCGCGCCTTGGCGGGATCCGGCACGGGATCGCCCGCGCGGATGTCCGGGAAGAGATCGGATTTTTTCGAGACAATGGCCATGGGCCCCTCCTGTTCGGATGTGCGAAAGGCGACGGCCCGGGATCAGACCCGGGCCGCGGCGGTCATTCCTTGCACTCGATGACGATGACGCCCTTGTCCTGGACGCGGACGCAGTCGATGTAGGCCGAGACGTAGGCGTAGGGCAGGTTCTTCGCGTGGGTGTCGTTCCACATGTCACCCTCGACGTCCTGCCAGATGCCCCGGACGATGTTCTTCTTCGACCAGATCGGGCACAGCCGGCTGTCGGCCGCATCTACCGGCACGCGGTTGGTCAGCAGCCAGTTGACGCCCATCAGCATGGTAGGCTTGCCGGTGCGCAGCTGGTCGATCGAGAAGGTGTTCAGGTTCGCACCCGAGGCCGCGGCGATGGCCAGCAGGTCATCCTCCTGGTTCGGCGTGATCGCGCAATACAGCGGATCGTCGTCTTCCATGCCGAAGTCGGCCAGCTTCAGGGTCTTCACCGCGTCGCGCAGCTTGTCGAGCGTCAGGCCCGTGGTGCCCACCGGTACGAACTGCGAACTGGGCAGGCCCACTTGGCTGGTGCCGCGCTTGCCTTCGGTCGCATAGCCGAGGATGCCGCCGTCCAGAACGGCATAGGTGCCGTCTTCGGCCTTGCGGATGCCCAGCGTCCGGTCCGCCTTGCCGCGGATCACGCGCTTGGTGTGCGTGGTGACGATGACCGAAGTCGGGTCGGTCGCGGTGCGGAACTTGTCTTCCTTGTCGATATACTGCCCACTTTCGATCACGGGCGGCATGACGACCCAGCGCCGGCCGCCGCTGATCGGCATTTCCGGGTTCCGGCGGCTGCGCTCCTCGCCGTAGGCATATTCGCCCGCGTCGACCAGGTCGGTGACCGACTGGGCCTCGCCGGTGGCGCTGGCATCCGTGACCGCGCCCGCGAAGGGATCGCGCGTCTGTTGCGCCACCATGGTGACACTGTTGGCATACATGAGGCGGTGGTGCGCCTCGACGAGCATGGATTGAGGCATGTGTGCCCTCCGAGAAAAAACGCATGACTTGGGGTTTTTTCGGAAGGGGTGCCCGGCGGCGCCGGACCGTTCCTGCAGATGCGCTCTGCTGGGCGGCCGTGGCTTTCCGGCTGTCGTCTGGACCCGAAAGGATCGGGGTGCCCGTCAGGGGAACGCATACCACATCTGGTGGCGCAGAAAAAAGCCCCCACCGAAGGGGCGGGGGCCGATCTTTGCGCTTGACGTCGGGTTTTCGGGCAGTGCGCCGTCTGCCGCTACAGATCCATGAACCGGTGGAACAGACTCCGATCCCGGTCCATCAGCTGGTTGAGCTTCGACGTCGCTTCCTCAGGCGTAATCTTGCCGTTCCGCAGGTCAATCCTGATCCGTGCCGCCTCTGCCCGCAGCTCCCCGAGGCGACGCGACTGGTTGGACCGCTTGCGCGTGTCCTCCTTCAGAAGAAGTGCAGTCATGGCTCCAACCTCACAGCAGGGACTGAACATGATCGATGAATGCTTCGCAGGTAACGATGATCGCCTTGTCCCTGTTCCCATAGAAAGCGTAGGCCCTCGTGCTGTCAATTGATATGAAGCCACAGGGTACCTGCGTTCCTTTGACAACTCGTGAAACGGGGATGAAGTAGATTGACCGATAGTTCACGTCGTGCCCCGTAGGGCTGCTGAACCCCCGCCTCCCAAACGACTTAAGGTCGTGAACTACCCGCGGGTCGCCCGCCTGCGCCGCATAGTGTCCAAGAACATATGTGGTCGGGAACTTCCGGTTTCCAGCTCGGTCGTTGCCCGGGTTCCGGTGTCGGATCCTCATCTCGCTCGTGCCGCTGCCATTGTAAGTGGCGAGCGACACGGCGATGCTGCCCTTGGTCGACTTCGTGATCTTCCTCGCAACGATCTCGATGACGCCGAGAGCGGATCTGATGCTGTCGTCCGCGTCCCCGATCGCGGTGGTCTTGGTCTCGAAGGAGGCAATGATCTCGCCGAAGCGAACAGCTAGTTCCGTTTCTCCACCTCGGTCCGCCCGCCGCGCCTTCGACAACTGGTCGAAAAGCGACACCACGATGTTACCGATCAGGATCCCCACGGATGCAGTGATAGCGGCCCATGCCGGTATGGAGCGGTTCATGAAGTAGGCGACAGCGGGTGCCGAAGATGCGAGCGCCATCTTCGTGAGCCAGTGGATCACTGACCACCAGCGGAAGGACCTGGGAACCTTGTTGTGCCAAAGCGCCCGGGCAGCAAGCTGGAAGCGCTCCCACCTGGTGGGATCATCCGAGAGCCAATGCTCCACCTTCCTGTGAAACTCGTCGTCCTTCAAGAAATCGTAACCTACCTATGGGCATGCGCCCTCTATACGCGCTACCTTCATTCACCGCAACAAATCCACCGACGCAGGCTGCCGGCGGGTTAGGGTGTAACGACACCTCAAACGATAGGCAGGCCCCGCAGCGCGCCGACACAGCTGGGCGGCAGATTCAGCGGCGCACCCCATATGCCGCTCAGACGACCGGCACCACCACGAACCCCTCCATGTCATCGCGGATGGCGATCGGCATGCCGATCGCCTCCTCCCACGACTTCCGCCGCTCCTCGATCGGCACCACCTGCCCGTCGGGGAAGCAGCGCTCGAAGAAGCGGGGACCGGCGAGGCAGATCAGATCGCGATGCCCGCGCAGCATCATGTTCGCGCGGGCATGGGCTATCTGCTGGAACTCGTCCAGCGCCATCAGTTCCTCGCCGCGATCTTCGCGAGCTGCTCTCGGCGCGCGCTGAGCTCGCGCACCTTGGCGACATTGCCCTCGGCGACGGCCTTGCCGTATTCGCCGTCGGGGGCCTGGAAGCGGGCGAGCTCGGCCCGGGCCTCGGCGGGCGTCATGGTGAGCGCGCCGCCACGGCCGATGCCGGCCGCGTTGTCCTCGCCCATCATGTCGGCGATCGCGGCCATGAAGCGGATCGTGTTCGCGTCACCGCCCTTGTCGCTCAGCACCTGGCTGATCCCGGTCAGCGCGTCGGCCGAAAGGCCCGCCTTTTCGGCCACGAACTGCGCGCCCTGCTTGGCCTTGGTGATGACGGCGCCCACCTGCTCGCCATAGTCGCGGCGCAGATCGTTCATCATCTGATCCTGCGCCAGGGCGAGGCCGTCGCGCGAGGCCCTGTCCATCTCCTTCACCTTCTCGGCGAAGAGGTTGACATAGGCCTGATGCGCTTGGGGCGGCACGCCCAGCTCGAACGCGACCTTGCGGGCCTTGGACTCGAGCTCCGTGTCCCACGCGGCTTCCTTCGGCCAATCGGCCGGGGGCTGTGCGGTGTAGCCCTCTTCCTTGTCCGGCAGGCCGAGGGCGGCGGCATTGGCGCGCAGCCATTCCGTCACGGGCTGATCCTTGCCCGGCTTGTCGATGATCGTGTCCAGCCCGCGGCCGATCCGCTGCTCGGCGGCCCGGTGGCCCTTCACGATCTTCGGCAGGACCTTGGTCGGATCGTCCTCGGTCAGTCCGCGGGCGGCCAGCCACTGCTGCTCCTCGGCGCTGAAGTCCGAGCCTTTCCACCAGGGCGTGGCCGATCCCTGTCCATCGCCGGCGGCGGCAGCATCGGCCCCGCCCTCGCCGCCGCCTTCGGCGGCGCCGGCGCCGGCGCCGTCCTCGGGCGCGCGGCAGAGCATGAGGAAGAAGGCGGCACGGTTACGCAGCATCGTTGGTCTCCATCAGGATGTTCAGATCGTCGGGGGTCAGGTGCGCCAGCGCCAGAAGCTGCATGGCGAAGTCGCGGCGGCCAGCCTCATAGGCCAGCCGCTGGGGGTCGATCGGCTCGGGCTCTGGGTATCCGTCCACGAGACGCACGGGCTGCAGGTCGAGCACCCCGCCCATGCGGATGATGTCGAGCGTCAGCCGCGGGTCGCGCGCAGCCGCCGCCTGCCAGCGTTTCGAGCAGGCGGCGGCCTCACGGCGCGCGGCCGAGGGAAAGACGGCCACGAGGATGGTCAGGGGGTTCCAGATCAT